TTAAGAGAAATCTACCTTACTGTCATCAGTAACACGTAGCAAAATACCAAAATTGTAAATTTCTTTCCCAATACCATTCCAAACAAAATCGCTATCTATATCAAATGGTTGACGGGATTGGTGAATTATACCCTCTGGGCAGTTAGTTATTTCCAATTTAGTATTTCTTTTATTTAACCCTTGCATCAACGCCTTAATAGCTTCGGTATCATTTGGGTCATGGTCAAACTCAATAGTAATTTTTTTAATTATCATACTTTTTATTTAATTTAATAAAAATATTGTTAATTTTTTACTCAAAATAAGCTATCGTTGTAGTTCTGCATCTAAAATGGTACGGTGGAAATTCCATACCGGCTGGTAAATCAGCCACAGATTTACCCGAAATTTCGCCAGGGGTGCGCCACGGTGCCACATCTTTTATATTCCGAGGGTCATCTAAACCAAGTATCGAATCTCGCAGGGTTGCCGCCTGTGCCACTTCATAGACCTTTCCATTCATTTCAATACAAATTTCCGATGTCCTGTCATCCAGTATGGCTTTAATTTCATATTTTGTAACTCCGGCTTTCTCATAGCCATTTATATGCCCGATTTCCCGGGTCCTGTTAACGGTATGCTCTGCCAGTCCTTCGAAGTAATTAATACCTTTATCGGTAATTTTACCGAACTTCGATTGAAGGTCTGTTGTTACCTCTTCTATTGTTTTACTTCCGGTGAAATATTCACGAATGATTTTATCAATATCACCCGATACTTGGTCACCATAGTAGTTGCCAACATAAAACAGGTTATGCTTACCGAGTATTGCGGCAGCCTCTTCATCAGCGACACCGAAGCTTAACTTCATTTTAAGCGACGTTGAAACATCTTTTAAACCGAGTTTAATAGCTTTCTGATTCAAATCCATTACAGAAGATTCAACTGCACCAGCAAGGTCAACACCGAAATAATTTTTAAAAATTGTATCGATTTCTTTTATATCCGTTTCGTTAAAATTGGTTTCTCCTTTATCAGTAACATATTGTATAGCTTCTTTAACTGCAGTCTTAGCAGATTCAGTCCACGTATTTACAAGAACATCGGTAAGCTGTTTTAAAATTTTATTATAAGCAATAGAATCCTTTTCAATGACAGTGGCATTCAAATCCGTCAACTCTTTTTCGAGTTGATTTAATTTAACACTTAAATAATATTTATCAGCTTCGTTACACATCCTGTGCTTCAATCATTGCTTTTATTAATTTTACTCTTTTTGTTACTGCGTTCACCTGCTCAATTATTGGTTCATATCCAAGTACTGCGCGACCTTCGTTTTGTTCAAGCAGTCCTGACTGCGTAGTATTAATTGCGAAGTTTGCAATATCAATCAACTTTTCAAATTTCAAATCACGGAACTTTAGATAGTAATTTATTATTCCGAGCTTCTGTTTGAATAAGCTGTTTAATTTTCTCTGCAATTTTTCTTTAGCGGGTATAACTATCGTAGAGTTGAACACTTTAAATAAATCATAATTTTCTGAAGTAGAACCGAGTTTACCGGGTGAACTTATTCCGAGAAGTGACGGTGGAACTCCGTGCGCAATAATAACAGCATCATTACAGTTTCTTTCTGCAACCCCAAAGCTGGCTTCCTTCACCTCTCCGCCGATAGGCTCTATTCTGATTTTTATATTCGGGTCATCGGAATTCAGCAGTAATGCTTTATTAGCATTTTCTACACCTTTATAATTTGCGGATAAATATTTTTGAATGGATTCTATCGTATCGCTTGATAATTCTCCACCTTCCACTACAATTGCAAAGCTGATAAATAAATCATTGGTGAAACGCCTGATATTAAATTCATCAATCGAACGTGATAATGCAAGTTTCGGAGTGGAAGAATACCAACCGGCTGAGCCATAAAATTTATTAAACGGGTTACTGTTTTTGTGCCATAAAATTTCCCCGAGTTTTGACGGGTTTTCCGAACCGACAAGTTTGAATTCTTTAGCAGTGCCATTACTTAATAATTGGAGAACTGAAATTGCATCCGTAAATTTTTTATATCTGTTATCGAATTTTACTCTTGCTTTGTATGCAGGGAAATTATAAAGCTCTGCAAGTTCCTTTTTATTATCTGATACTGCTTCGTAATATGAATCTCCGAAAGTTTCCCTGTCAACTTCACCGGCAAAAATAACTTCATCAAATGACTCTCCGGTTTCGTTAATATCATTAGAGAGTTTATCATAAAGTTTTTTATATTCAGGGTCATTAACATATTCCTTCTTTTTTCCATCAACAGGAAATATATCCCAACCTGCACCGACTATGCAAGCAGCTTTAAAATTTATGCACCGCATATGATATGAGTTCTGCTCGAAACTCAGCCTTGCAAACTCCCTGCTTATATACGGCGGTTGAAAATTAACAGCATAATTATCTTCAATAATCTGTGAAGAACTCTTACTGATTCTGTTACGTTTTATTCTAACAGAAGTATCCTCTGCAGGTGCAGCAGTTAAAGCAATAGTAATCGCTTTAACAAAAACTTTTCCCGGTCCCGTTTTTTTAACAGGGAATGAAGTCTCTTCACCGAATTTTCTTTTATGATACTTTTTCATTTTAATTCAAATTATAATTTGCCGTTAATACTTCGATTTTCTTCTTACCTGTGGAAGACATCGGGGTTGTCATTTCAATATTAATCGTATCCCATTTGTTTTTCTTTTTGAACTTATCCAGGTGCTCGGATGGATAGGAAGACATCAGAAACTTACCTTTTATTTCCGATATAGTTTCAAGTAAATTCATATAATCTTTTTCGGTGTAAAATGAATAATGCCCCATATCCGAATTGTAATATGGCGGGTCAAGATAAAATAATGTATCAGCAGTATCCCTGCTTTCAATAACTCTTATTGCATCATTCTGCTCGATTTGAACACACTCTAAACGCTTGGAATATTCCTCTGTGAATGAATTTCTTTTATTCATTGTTTTCTTTTCGGATGAGGATTTCTTTTTGCCGTAACCAAAGCCTGCACCGATACTGCAACCAAAAGACATATTTGTCTGAACCCAAAAAGCCCATGCAATTTTTAAATCTGAAAATAAATACTGATTTTTTAAAACGTAATCAGCTTCCCTGTGTACTTCTCTGCTGTGCGGAGTCTGCAGTATAAGCATTTTCAATGCTTCGAAGTTTGATTTACAGGTTTTAAAAAAGGTTACAACTCTGCCGTCGATGTCGTTTATCACTTCGACTGCAGAAGGTTCTTTTGCAAAGAATATTGCACCGCCACCGATGAACGGCTCACAATAAAGTTTATGCTCGGGTAGCAACTTTAAAATTTTTGTTGCTAACATTTGCTTTCCTCCATAGTAACTGATTGGTGTTTTCATGTTTTCTCCTATGCGCCTGTAAGGACTCTGCCCTTTACTTGGCTTTTCTTTTTATGAATAAATCTGTCTGCTATACTCTTTGCACCCTCGAGCGCATCGGGACCGTCTTTATCACCATCAGGAAAGTCAAGAAGCTGTTCTATTAATAGCCTGACTCCTGCGTGATTTCTCCTGAATAAAATATAGCCTCTTTCAATCGGTGAACTTAAAGAACTTATTCTAACCTCCTTGTTTGTATTTGCGAATATTAATTTTAAATTTTTTCTTTGCCCTTTTTCCTGCTCAATGATTTCCCAATCTTCTCTTAACGAACCTTGAAATCCGTTCCCTTCGATACCATCAATAAAACTATTCCACAACTCAGACATCTGCCAGTGCTTTATGAGTGTGTTCCATTTTGAATTTTTCCAAATACAGGCATCAACTACATAGTATAGACCTGCTTCTTTGTTTACCGCAAGTGCAATGATTGCTTTAAAGCAATGCTCTTCACCTTTTCCAACTGAAGGATCTTGAAATGTGACAACCGGAAAACCTGCTTTTTCTATTTCTTCGATGTCAAAATATTTAAACCACTCATCGTTGAATGTGCCATCTTCATCATCGGGCTTCTGCATACGTTCGCTGCGGAATGTTGCCGGGTCTTCCTCTTTTTCCTTTAAAAGCATTTTATAAGGAAGTCTTTCTTCCCATATACTTACAAGGTCGCATCCGTCATCACCAACAATTAGCTCGGGCTTTATATCAACCTTTTTAAAATAGTTTTTATTTGCAAGCGGGTGCTTCTTAGGTATCAATGCAGGGAATCCGTATCTATTCCAGTGCTTAAACTCTTCCGAAGTTAAAAACTGATGCATAATTGTTTTTTTACTGAAGTAATTCCCGACATAAAACAACTGCCACTTCTTTGAATTAAATCCTTTCATTACATCACGGACAATAAACTTTATTCTTCTGCTTATGATACTTCGCTTTTTCGGTGAGTTTTGATTTTCAAAGTCTTCTATAAATACCCTATCAAATCTTGACCCTCCGGTTCTTTTACCTTTTACTCCGGATTGAGGACCGGAAGAAAGAAAACGCTTACCTGTTTTTAAAATAAAATCATCAAGACCCCAGTACGAACTTTTTAAATCTCCGAAGTCATTTAATATTCTTTCGTTTGCCTCAAGTTCAGCTTTTATCGGAAATAAATATTCCGACATTGCAGTCTCTTTTGTATCTGCAATAAATATTGTAAATCGATTTTTTTTAAAAAGAGTTTTGTGCATCTCGTCAAAAAAGGAGAGTATGGTTGACTTGGCAAGTTCACGTGAGCCATAAATTACATTTGGAGTGTTATATATGTCCGCAATGGCAAAAAGTTTGGCGTGGACAGGAGCAAAAGCTTCAGGGCAATAATGCGGAAAATAAGTCTGTGCAAAATAAATTTTATCATGCTCAGCACGCTGGAGCCTTTCCTGTTTATCCTCTATGGAGTCTTCATTAAACCCGCTGACAGAGTTACGGATTCGGTCTCTCAGTTCCTCATACTCTTTATGAAAATCACGTTCATTTAACATCAGATGTAACTTTTATTTTTTTATCGTACTCTTTGTCCAATATCTTTTCGTCCGGATGCCAGACGAGCCTTGCATAAGTTCCTTTCTCATCAAAATACCGCCAGTAACTTCTTCCACAGTTCGGGCAGTGCGTAGCCATAGGTTCACTCAATATTAATAGCTTTCCGCATAGACAATTAAATACTTCGGTTCCGGTATCAGTTGGCATAATTATTTATTAATATTTTTCGGTGAATATTTTTCGACCGCGTAAGTTTGAAACTCTCCAAGAAATTTATCAAGCTTTACTCTGAACTCTTCATCATATACAAGCCTTGATTCTTTTTTGTTTAAAAGATTGACCATCTCACCAACTGTAAATATTATCGAAGAAAGCCTATCGTTATCTTTAGAAATCGTTTTTATGGATTTGACAATTTTCTGAATAGAATCAGACATTTGTGCAATTGCCCTGACTCTTTCGTTAATCGGAATATCCTGTGATTCGATTAAGACTGGAATCTGATTAATTAATTTATCGAGCATATTCATTAGTATATCGGCGCTCTGTGTATATTGTTTGAGCTTCTTGTCCCTTATCTCGTCCCATTTTTCTTTTTTTATCCACCCGTACAGCGTGGACACAGGAATGCCTTTAATCAGTGAACGAATATCATTAACGGATTTTCCGTCAAGATACATTTTCTTAACTTCCGGCTTTAATGCTTTTATTGTTTTTTGTTTTTCCAATTATAATAATATTTTCAATTCTTGGATAACTAAGAAAAAACTCTTCGGATAACTTTCTGACAGCCTCTTCGTATTTCATTTTATCTACATCTCTGTAGTGTCGGAATTTCTCATAAATTTTCAAATTGCGAATTTTTAGCGGGTCTGTAATTCCGAGCTCTGTTGCCTGTTCAATTATCTTAATAATTTTATTGTCCATACAAAATTATGATTTCAGAATTTAAGATGTTACTTTCTTTTTACAATGGTTAATTTTAAAAGTGGTTACGGAGACACTCTGCGTGAATCTGTGCATCAGCCAGGTTACCGAGAATCAAAGCAAAGCGATTATTTAAAACGATAATCTGTGACTGATGTCTCTCGCATTTATCAAAATCATAAGGAACGTTAGAGTTTAAACATTCGGCACCACAACCTATTCTACATCTTGCTATTATTGCAGACCTTTTTTCGTTGTGTTCCTTTTCCACTTTTTCTTTTAGCTGCTGTAACTCTTTTATTATTTCTTCCATAGTTTAATATTTTAAATTTGTCCAATGAATGATTCTTAATTTCAGAGCAACTCTTTCCTTATCCTTCAAAAAATACCTGCAGAAATCACCTGCATTATCAAACCCGTCATTTTCGCAAAATTCATATATTCTTTTCGGCTCTAATTTTCTGTTATCTACAACGAAAATTACAGTGAAACAACCGTTTCCGTTGTCTTTAATATTTAGTAATAAACTCTGTATTGATTCCACTCTGTCGAGTTTAAAGCAATCATATTGCGGAGTACGTAATCCTGTGCAGTGATTTATTTTCATTCCGACCTTCCACCTGTCGTGCGGGTCTAAACGGAGTGAGTGTTTTTTCCGACCATCCAAAATTTTCATTTTGAAATCGTATTTTTCAACTGTTTCTTTTGAGTAAGAGAGATTCATATATGCCTCCTGACACCTCTGCTATCAGGCTCACCCCATTTGCGGAGTTTGCAAATTGCAAATTTTTTAATTGTATAATAAATTAAATTTTTACCCATTTTATATGCGGCGTGAATACAGAGCAAAACAATATCCGAAAGTTCTTCCATTACCATATTATCATTCCATTCACCAACAGCATCCTTTAATTCTTTAACTTCGTCTTCCATATGAGCCTGAATAGATTTTAAAGTCGATTCGGGAAATGTTCGCTCCCCCCATCTGCCAACTTTATTCTGAAACGGAAGAAAAAATCTTTTCAGGTAATTGAAATTTGTATCAATCATAATACCTCTCTGTTTTTATATGTTTTCCTTAAATATTTCAATTTTTCTTTGGTATATTTTTTTTTACCAAAGGCAGGTCGCAAACTATTATACGCACCTGGGTGTAATGCCAATTCAGGGTTATCTACAAATACAGCAACCCGATTAACCTTATGAAGTAATTGCAAGACCTTATATACTTCTATGCATTCACCCTTTATATTAATCTGCTCAAACCCTTCTAATGCACTTGCCAAGATTTTATAAGCATGGCTTATTTCCTGTTTAAATCTTTTAGTACTTATTTTCATTTTATCCCTCCGGAAATATTCTGTTTATTAAAAATATTCTGAAACCCAATCGGACTCTGAATTTATCCCACTTAGTTAAATTACTAATAATTTCCCAAGCATCCTGAAAACACGTTCCCATTTCTTTAAGTTTTTCATTAAAATTACAAAGGGCTTTCTGTGTCACATAAACAGCAAGCAGTCTTTTGTTCTCGGCAATTTCAGCTTTAGTATCAGCAACAAGTTTTTTAAATTCTAAGTCGTTCATTTTCCTTCTTTCTTTAATTTGGTTACAAAAATTATTTTATTATTGACTTCGTAATTTTCATTATCAAAATCAATATGCTTATAAGCAGACTTTAAATCGAGTTTAATCTCACAATTCGAACCGTTTAAAAGTACAAATTCAACCTCGAGTTCATCAGGATAACCCTTTGTTGCTTCTCGCAATTGTCCGAGTGTCATTATGCCGCTCTCCTTAATTTTAGTGATTCGATTGCCGGTTGATATAAAGCCTCAAGCCACTTCTTTGGTACTACCGGAACTACAGCATTACCGATAAATTTCTTTTGGTCGGTCTGTGTTCCTTTTAAAATATATTTTTCTGGAAAACCCTGAATACGTTTTAACTCGGGTATATTCAGCATCCGCATTTTAATATCCACTATTCCGTTATCAGCCATAAACTCTTTAATTTTTTTCATTGCCGCACTATCAGTATCATATATAACTATCACAGCTTCACCTGTTTCTGTACTGACAATATACGGCGGGCGTTTATCCATTTTTGCAATCAGTGTGAAGCAAGGCTTATCAATCGAAGAGCCTTTGTTTTCATACTGCGGATTCAGTAAATATTTCTGTTTCCTGCAGGCAAGGATTGTTCCTGCGGGTTTCTCAAGACTCTGACCGACACTGTTAAAACTCGGGTCCATCAGCCAGGCGGAACAAAGATTATATTTCGGAATTGCTGTAAGGCTGCCTGCAGGTAAATCAATATTATTTTCTTTAGACTTCCCGAATTGTGCATTTATGAAATAAACCGGTTCTATTTTTGAAAATCTGTTATTCGTTGGCACTGCATTGCAAGGTCTGTTTATATCAATGCACCTGTTTTTATCTGAACCGGAATTATATTGCATCAAAAAACACGGATGTATTTTTGCGAGTCTGTCTTTTGTGCTGAGCGTACTACAGGGATTTTCCGTGCCTAAAATATTTTCACCTGTACCGTGATATTTGCACAAAAAATCAGAAGTAATAATTGAATGATTATCTTTTGTTTTTATCGCGTGCGCAGGACCGTCAATTCCCAAGTTCATAGAACCGGGCTTTTCAGAAGAGTAGTATTTTGATAAAAAAACTTTTTGCAATCTGACCTGAGTAGTTATTGTATTACTTGGTTCATCCATACTTTTCGGCATTGATATTCCGGTCTTCTGATTATTCCCCATATATTTAATAATAAATCCGTCATCACGTTTTGCAAATTTTTGCAAGCCTGCATAAATTCTTTCGAGAGTTTTTTCTACAAGAGGAATTTTGCGAGTAAATATACTATTGCCTTCATCTTGCAGGTCAAGAACATCTCTTACGGCTTTCCATTTCTTTAATCCGTTTCCTCCGGTTTTACTGTGTGTTGGTTTCGGGAAAACGATAGGCATTCCCTGCCGTGCAAAGCAAATAAATAATCTTTTTCTTGAAGTATATGCGCCGTAGTCTGCAGCATCAAGTATGCGGGGTTCATAATTGAATCCGTAAGCTTTTATTCTTTCTACCCACTCATTGTAAAGTCTGCCTTTATCCATACTAACAGGTTTTCCGTTTTCATCAAGGTCACCCCAAGCCATAAATTCTCTAACGTTTTCGACAAGAATATAATCGAGCGGCTGAACCGGTTCGTAAAAATCTATATAGCGAAAGATTGAATTAGGTAAAGTCCGGCTGTCTGCATCACGCGGCTGTCCGCCCTTGGCGTTACTGTAATTCGTACATTCAGCAGAGAACCATAATCCACGAAGTGCATTAAAAGAAAAAGAAGGAAGCCGGTTTATATCAAACAGGTTTATATCTTCAGTAAAGTGAATTGCTCTTTTATGATTAGCCGCGTGCGACCTGATGGCATTGGGGTCATGATTTACACAGGCAATAACTCTTGCAATCTTTTTGCCCTGGCTCCGTGCATCTTCAATGCCTGTAGTCGCACCTCCGGCACCGCAAAACAAATCAACATATTCAAATATATATTCTGATTTCATTTTATTTTTAATTTCATTAATCCGTTTATTACTGCTGAAGCTTCGGCGATTTTTAAATCGTCTGTGCTGCTTTTATCGCCTGTGGTTCGGAGGATAAATGCATTCAGAGCAGACGGAGTCATACGGAGTTTTTCCTTATAGAATAAAATAAGTTTAAGCTGCTTTTCGGTGCGTTCTCCGTATTGTGCAGGTCTGCTGGCTTTGGCAGATTCCAAAGCTTTGACAACTTTATTATACTCATCGGGTGTCAAATCTTTTAAAGAGGATTTACCGACCCATTCCGGAAGCATCGAGTGCAGCCATTCGTTATCTTTTTTGACCGCTTTTAGTAATGCGTATATATGTTTGTAGTTAGGCATATCATTTTATTTTTATTTTTTCTGAATATATACTTATTTCAAGGCACCAATCACCTTTCATTTTCCAGTTCTTAGCCAGGTGCGCATAGCATTTGCGCGTGTGATAATCCAATTGCTTTTTATTCAGGTGGTCGCAATGGAATCTTAATATATCCTTTACGACAGCCCTGGATGGCATTGAGTAATATTTATCTTCTGTCTTCCGGCTCAATGTAATCCCACCCAATCATTTTAAATATATCCGACTCTTCTTCTATATCAATCGGTGTAGTATAATTGTTTTCAGTCTTAAATAAATTTCCGTCTGATACTTTATAGTTCGGATGCTTGGCATACAGTGCCGAAATCCATTTCTTGTTAAAATCCGCACTGCCGGTACGGATAAGATAAACCAATCCGAAGTGTTTCGGGTCTGTGATGTAAAGGTCAACCCAAGCCGAGCCGGAAGCACCCGCAAAATGAAACTTCTTATATTTAGGACCGAACTTTTCGAAAGGAATGCCTGAGTTTTTTTTATCGAGCATTAATTTTTCCAGCTTCCACGAATCCGGAATACAGACAATATCAATATCCTTGCACTCCGGCATACCCCTGCGTATGGACCCTGCGATTTCAATTCGTTTACAGAAAACCTGCAAAGGATATATAAGCTCGTTTGCAATCTTTCTTATTTCTTCAAGTTTGAGTTTCATAATGATTAATTAATTATTTTCGAATAAATCATCTAATTCATCATGCTCAATTAGAGAATCAAAATTATCTTCAATATCATCATTGTTAAAAGTTTGATTTAAGTCATCATAGCAGGTATCGCATAAACCAGGGTGTACTATGTCAAATGATTCAATACCCGCCCAAAACTCACCACATAGATAACAATAACCGTTTTCAGCCGCATGCTTTTCGCAATAATAATTTGTAATTTCCTGACAATCTTTATCATCAGGTAGCCAACAGGCAACCGTTCCATTTGAATTGCAATTATCTTCTTGGCAAATATTCATTAATTAAATAATTTCATTTCGGTTTTTATTAAAGTCCACAGGGAGTTTGGCTTGCCTGTGGTTGGATTCAGTTTCTTTCTTAATTTCATTATGTGCTTACCTGCTTTTTTATCGAATCTCATTTCCATAGGATTTGTAATCACCTTCAAGTCATCGCGCAGTTCGTTAAGCCTGGCACACATAACATTGATTTCAATGCCGAGTGCATCGGAGAGTTCCTGCATAGTCTGCTCCCCTTCGAAGTAAAGCCTTGCAACAATAAGCTGATAAATTTCATTTAGCTTATTCCTGTTGCAAATCTCCTGCAGGTAAGCATCCTTCCTGACCTGCTCTGTGTAATATGCAGTGTTTACTTCTCTCATTACATACCCTTTGAATGAAATGCCATAGCCGCTATGCACAGCCCTGAAATTATGCCAAGTAAAAATATTATTAATCTTACTGCAACGTTATCAGTTTTCTGTTCAGGCTCTGACTCTGCCGGATTTAAATCACATTCAGGCAGTGATGGTTTTGTGCTTACTCTTTTTCCGTAAATCATAATGAAAAAATTTAGATTAAGAAAAAATAAATTATTCCGGTAAATCCATTGAGGAAAAATTCATATTAATACTCTTGAATAAAGATTTATGACTTTTCCTTGAAGCTACCTGCATATACTGTTTGGAGCCTACCTTCTGACGTGAGTTTGTTATAAGGTCTACAGCTTTTTTCCACGTCGGGTCTTTAATGTTCAGCTTAGTCAGATTCCATATTGCATTTGTATTGAATCTCTTGTTGTTATCGAGCTTGAAAGCTTCCGTAATAACCGGAATGAGATTCTTATCAGAGCCTTTCGACCATTTAATAATACACTCGTCGATAAGCTGTTTTGCAACATTAAGCTGTTCGTCGAACCCTTCGATTTCATTTCTATTTAATTCAACGCGATACAGATTATCGTAACTCGACAGCGTGATGTTACCCTTTATATCTTTCTGTACACCGTTTGTTTTAGCAAGCTTAGCAAGGTATGCATCCACATCTTTGAAGTTGGCAGCCTTAACGGCTTTCATTTGCCTTTCAAGTTTTTCCATACGCTTGGTAATTTTCATTACTACTTTATCGCGCTCGCGATAAATTTTTGGGATGTTTTTTTTGGGAATAAAATTCCCGTTACTGTTCATCCACTCTTTGTTTGCATTTTCTGTTGCCATATTAATTATTTAATTGATTTATAAAATGATTTTAAACCTGCTGTGTGCCCGGCACCCGCTCGAAGTTTTCAGCCGGGACGGAGTCCTCAAATAATATTTCGTTATCTGAGTTATCTTCTTTAATCGGTTTGCCGGCTACTGCCTTTTTAATCGAAATCTTTTTAACAACTTCGATTCTGAAATTTCCGAGTACGATTTCCCCTTTTTCCACACCGTCTTGTTTTTCAAGCTTCACGTCGTCGGAGTTATCACGGGCGTATTTCTGAATCTTTGAATTTATTAAATCAATTTTAGCATCGATTTTATTACAGGCTTCGGAGGTAATATCAACAATATATTTTATCCATTCAGCTTGGAAACTTTCAATTTCCTTCTTGCGGTTTTTTAACTCGCTGACTTCTTGGAGTGCCTGCTCTTCCTTCTTCCAGTTCTCAATTGGACAGTTGCCGTCGAACATAAGGAAGTTAAGAAATGAGGTATCAGGAGTGAGCTTATCCTGAAATAGTTTCTCCTCCGATTCGGTTATTTTATCGAGCGGAGGCTTTCTAAGAAATAAATCATTATTCATAATTTTATTATTTAAGGGTTTTTGGAATTACATTCTAAGATACTTTGAGCTTGATTGCATAAGTCTATTCCGTCTCCGTATTTTTCAAGTTCTAATTCAATAGCTTCTGCTCCGGCTTGAAGAATTCCTTTTATAGTTTCTGCCTTCAGGTTCGCCGGCGAATAATTAATATTTGTCATTTTTGTAAAATCGTTGTCAACTTCGAATGTTATTGTTATATATTTACTCATATCAAAATTGTATTAATTTATTTGCAAAAAGTTTTTGAACAAGGTCTGCCTTTGCATCGATAAGATTCACAGAGGAACGTGAAACAAGTTTACCGGATTCCGCATACCATGTTCCGAATTTAGTCAGCCTGATAGCAGTACCTGCAGGCAAATATTTATCAAAGTCTGCACCAATGTGTGCTGCAGTGTAATGCTTATTCCAGTCTTTATATACCGGCATATCCTTTGAATGCACTACATCTTTAGTTTTATTGTGGTGATAGAAAATTGATTCCTGCGGGAAACCGATTTTCTTTAAGGATACAGCCGTCTGAAATGATGTTGTGAATAGGTTCATAGTTATACAAATAAATATTTTTCAGAATCGGAAATCAGGTCGTCGTCGATTTCCACTTTTTTATCTTTGTTATTATCGAGTACCTTCAAAACTATTTCCGCCAGGTTAAGCATAGAGCGGAAGCCTCCCTGCTTTTCGTACTTTTTGGCAAGGTGCTTAAGCATTTCATTTGATACTTTATTACCGGGCAATTTATCTTTGAATAACATTTTTATATCAGCCGGTTCGAGGAAGTCAACAACATCCTGATAAGCTACTCTCGAATAAAGCTGTACGAGATTTTCTCTGAGGTTACGTCCGCGCTTTAAAAGATTCCGCAAGTCATTCAGTCCGACAAGGGATAAACCGATATTGCCTTGATCGTAGAAGTCGCGCAGAGCTTCCAGCTGGCTAACCTTTAATCTTTCGGCTTCATCAAAAATAAATAGCTTCTGATTATGCACGAAATAATTTGAAAGTGCCTCGAACATCTGAGACATATTCAATCCGTAAGGTTCTTTGCCAACCGAACGCATCATTATTTCAAGAAGATATTTGTTTGTGAAAAATTCATTTACCCTTATAAATATTGCGAAGGGGTTTACAAGGCAGTACTGCTCAATTGAAGTGGTCTTGCCTGCACCGCTGCCTGATGTGATTACTGATATTTTTTTCTTTTCAAAGGTCTCCGATAAAATTCTGTGAGTTACTACATAGACCTTTGTCTTGTAAATAGTGCAGTCGATTTTATCGACAAAATTTTTAATCTGAATCCACACCGAGTTAGTTGGGTCATACTTATATTTACCGTCCATCACCTGAGATAAAGAGGATGTGCTTATACCGATTTTTTGTGCAAGCAGGCTTTGGGAAAACTTTAAACGATAAATGTACTCTCTTAATATCTCAGCAATTTCTTCCGGCGAATATGTATTATTATTGTGCATATATTTCCTCCACAAATTTTATATTCATTGGAAGGAAGTCTCCGTTTTCGGTCATAGCCTCCATATGACCTGAAGCGAAGTCCCACATTGTAAGCTGTCCGGTAACCTCTCCGTAGTCTCTGTGTCTAAAGGTATAAAAATGTTTTACAATTAATTTGTAAGCACCTTTAAAAACACGTCCGGCAACGTTGACGAGGTAACTGTTTTTGACTATTGATTTTTTACTCATCGAACGGTCCTTTGAATTTAAGTTTTTTAATAGGGTTAATTTTATTCATTTGTCTTTCCTGATAATTTTCTTCTGCTTGATGTATTTCGGGAATTTGTCCTTCGATTCCGGTAAGCGTATGTATATTGGTTTTCTTTTCTTCCCTGAACGTTTCACGCAGTCTGCGTTCTTCATTTTTCTGAATAGTAAGTTGCTCGGTGAATGATTCCTTATCGCCCCAATCTATAAGTTTTTGTTTTTCGGCTATGCATATAAACTTTAAATCTTTGAAAAGTTCAGTGGTCATATATTTCTTATCGGAAATTTTCTGCAACTCTTCACTATGAAATACATATAATATATCAGAGTTCGGATTGGTGTATCTAATCAGGACCCGCTCGCCGCCGTAGTTCCTCATTGCCGCGTGATAGAATTCATTATTGTTTAGTGTGATGCCGCGTTTAAGCTGGATAGTGCGGAGCTCGAAGTTCATTGCATAAATCGAAACAGCAGACGGGTCAGCCATTACCGGGACGAATCCCATTTTTAATTTATATTCATATCTGCCTGCAGGTGTATTCAGGTTTTCACCCATTTCATTTATAAGTTCGTCTGTGCAAAGTCTGTTGTAAACTTTTTCGCCAAGCTTATCTCCGGCAAGTCCGCGCTGAGTTCTGTTGTGATATTCATTCATCTTCTCGTCGAGTATCTTCCGGAGTTCCGAGATATGAAGCAGCCTGTTTTTGTTTGCCTTCATACGAGATTCCGGATTGGAAATATTTTCATAATATGTATCAGTTGCCTTTTTGTCTTTAAAGAGTTTTTCAATCTTCTTTAAATCCCTGTGAACGCCGAGTGTGAATTTTAATTTGTTACGCGTGTCTTCAGGGAACTCCTGATATTTATTACCGGTGTACCCGGGCAGAGGCTTGCACATATTATCAACTATATTATGCATTGATTCCACAGGGTTGGCTCTTGCAAGTTTTACTTTCTTATGGTGAGTCTTTATTCCGAAGGATGTTTTCATTGCATCGAATCTGCCTGAAAGATATGAAGTGCCGTTATCGTGCTTAACTGATTTTGGGATTCCCCAATTTGTTATTGCCACCGCAAGAGAGTTTGCAATTGATTCTGAGTTTTCCGTTTCAGCTATTTCATAACAGTATCTGCGGGTCGCCATATCGTACCAGTCCATAAGCCAGGGTCTATATACTTTTTTCCAGTCATCACTTATAACAAGCAGGTCAAGCATCTTGCCATCACCGCACCATAATTCGTTCGGCTGAAGGTGAGAGTAATTCAGTTTCATTGCGTGCTGTCTTTTATTCCTGAAATCATACAAGCCGAATTTATTATAATAGAGTGCATCGGAATTATTTTTCTTCACCGAGCGTAAAAATCTTGTTGCACTGGAGAGCGAACCGATTTGAAGTTCTACATCAGTATCGTTTAATTTATCAACTGCAATTTTATATATACCCGGCTCGTACCTTGCAGACTGAGCAGATATAATCTTCGAGTTCTGAATATCATACAAACAGCCATTCGATATTTTAAAACACTCTCCGGTTTTAATCGAAATAAACTCTCTTGAAATAGAACGCAGCCAGGTGTGAGTATCGTTGTAAGCTGTTAATGCACAGCCGCCGAGCGGTGATGTGTATATTGCCTGTAGTTTTCTCTGAACCTCAGACGAGAAACTTTTTATTTCGCCTTTATCGGATTTTTCTTTACGCAGGAGTTTAGCCGGTCCGTGTGATTTGAATGCTTTCAGTTTATTCATTATAGAGGCATAGCCAAGCTGCACCTTATAATTTGCCGCAACCTTCAAAACATCATTAATACCTTTGACCTGATTATCAATAATGTATTGTAGGCAGGCTTGCAGGTTGATTACATCTTCATTTAAAATTATTTTATCGAGTGGTTTATTTTCGGAAACGCTACTCTCAGAAGATACGTGTTGTGTATTCTGCATATTCATCTCTGTAATTTTATAAGATGTAGAATTTTTCATAGGCAGATTGCAGCGTTTAATCTTCTGAATGCTTTAGTGCGAAGGTACTGACCATTATAATCAGCACTTCTCGATAGAACCTTTTTAGATTCTATACACTTTTTCTTGTCGTGCTCTTTCTGTTTTTTAATCCTTTTTAATTGCCTGTCCGGGTCTAAATTATTTAGTACGCCCATAAAATTAATTTATTATTTTGAAAAAAGTTTATTAAGTTCCTGAAGTGCATCGTGGACAAAACACAGACTACCGATTACACTCCAATCGGTTTTTTTATTATCTTTATCGAACTGCGCTAAATTTGCTTTCAATAGTTCAATCTGAATTTTTATCTTGTTCTTGTATTCGGTTCTTTTTACTTCAATTGGTTTTGGGTCTGACATATTATGCTGCTTTTTTATTTTTGAAAATTCTCTTCTTGGTCTTGCGCGATTGAATTTCGTATTCGAGATAGTCAATAAGCTGTTCACGTTTTTTGACTGCTTTGCGTTCATCATTTTCTATCAGTGACAAATAAATCATACTGATGCCAACATCTTCACAAATGCGTTTGCGTGTAAGACCGGATTGTTTAATTAATAATGTGATTTTAGATTTTGGCAATTTGATTCTCCTTGTAGGTGTTCAGTATTTCGTTTAACTTGATAAAGTATCTTGTCTCTACATTATTAAGCTTGGGATTCTTAATAAGCATATGCGTAGCCTTTAGCATCGTATCAATATTATTATATATTATAAGATTCATATCTTCTTTGTCTTGGATAAGATACTCAATATGTTTTATGATTCTATCTTCTGTGTCTTTAGAACCAGTGTATTTATTATCCAAAACCAAGTTAACAGTTGCAGCACTTAATGATAAATCAGTGGCAATCTTGCGGTATGAAATTTTTCTACGTTTTAATTCTGCTTTGTAACTGCTCATTATCTTTGTATTAAAAATAGTGATTGTTAAAAATATTTAATACAAAGATATATACTGTTATTATATATGTCAAGGAATAAATATAATCTTTTCTAAAAATATTTAATACAAACATATTCAAGATTCAATAATATGGCATAATAATTGCTATAACCCAAACCCAAAATTTTTGTTATAAACATAGTTTTTCCCTTGACTCCGTATATTAGTCGCATTAATTTTGTTAAACATTTTTAAACGCAATTTAAACACATTACGGGGGACACTGAGAGGAGTTTATAAGGCGGATTAATTTCAATTTAGTTGCTATGGAATTTAAATTTGATAATGAGGGAATCACAAAACGTGTCCTGGCATTAATCAGTAACCACAACATAACTGCATACCGATTATGTAAAGATCTTAAAATACCACACGGAAGTTTTTCAAATATAAAATGTAATAGGCAAGAATGGAGCTTGGATTTTTTAAGCCGCATTGCCATTTACTTTAAAATATCATTAGACTATTTAGTATATGGAAAAGCGGAAGAAATGGGTGATGACGAAAATATATTATATAAAATTAAAACATATGAAGACGAATTATCGATACTTCGTGACGAAAAAAGAAAATACAGTAAATTTATAGAAGCCATAAAAGTTAATCTTCCAAAAGAAAATAATTCTTGACTATATATAAGGGAATTTATAATTTTGCGGAAAATTTTAATGGAGGTTAAAATGAAATATTTATTCACAGTTCTATTAATAGTCATCTCGGTTACCTGCTCCGCGCAGACTAAGAAAATATTTTTTGAATCCGGTTTGTCTGTAGGTATGCAAAGTGTAAGTGCAAGTATCACTTCTCAATATTACAATCCCTCTAACTTTATTGCCGGTGCAGGAATAACGTTTACCGGAATTATGGATTATAATGGCATTAAAAAACCAAAAGCAGACGGAGAGATAAATCAATTATCTTATGAACTACCGATAAAAGGAGTTGAAGAAAGAGGACCGTATGGTCTTGGTGCAGGCATAAGATTGATTTCAAATACAGGTCTCGCAATTGAAGGAGGCTATTTTTTAACTTGGCATTCGAAATATACTATATATGATTTATCGGGTTCTTCCGTTAAGTATACATGGGAGCAAAATAAAACAAAAGGGTATGTATATGGCAAGCTGTTAATTATAGCTCCTGAAAATAAGTTTACAATTGGTTTTGGCAGCAGCGAAATAGAAAAAGCAAGTTTATATTTTGGTCTTAGATTTTAAAGCTTGACAATGGTTATCGGAAATTATAATTTTGCACTTTAAGAAATTACAATTTTAATTCCAACCTTATGAAGAAATAATCGGAGCTACATTACTAAAATCGAAACTTAAATTTAAAACCCCGCATCAGCGGGGTTTTTTTATTATCTTTTTTAACTTATTAATTGCGGATTGTTTGAATTTAATATCCATCCTCTTATAGTACCAGTCTTTTCCTTCTATTAATTCAGGAGGTTTTACATAATCATAATTCTTCTTCCCTCGAGTGTATTTTCTTCTGTACCCCATTCGTAACTGGTGCAGCCTTGAACGAGTTACATTAAACATCTTTTCTATTTGTGCAGTGTAATATTCCATATTTAATTATAGCAAAAAATATGAAATTTTAAAAGACTAATAGCATTCGCAAGTAAACCATCCAATAGTATTAATGTATATCTGAAATGATTTGATAAGCTTCCCGATTTGTTCAACCCCGCATTGAGATAATGTTGTAAGGTATTCTTCCTGATAATATTCCCCGTTTTCGAGGAACTTGGATTTTTCGATTGGCTCACCATTGTATAAAATGGTTTTCACTTCTGCTTCGATTATTTTATTCCCAACGTCCATAATATTTTTATTGAAATTATAATTTCCTTGTCTACTTGTCAAGCACTATTTTACATATCGCAATTTACCCATTACCAAAACGAAGTAATATTTTAATTTATGAAATTATAATTTTGCACAAAATCATAAAGTAACTATAATATTTTATGTCAAGCGAATTAAGAAATTTAAAAGTAGAACTCGTCAGTCTTGTTGACAAAGGAGCCAACAAAAAAACTATTATATGGAAATCCGAAAAGGGTGAATCCGCTTTAAATGAAATCCGCAGATTTACATTTGCAAAGACAGATGAAGTTAAAAAGAAAGTATATGGCATAGTATATTCCCCCGACCAGGTGGATGCACACGGTGACTTTATGACAGCCGCCGAAATCGAAAAAGCGCAGGAACTATTTATGAAGTCGCTTACGACTTCAAACAAGACGGACGTGCAGCACGACAATAAACCGCTTGGCGATGTCTTTATGTGTGAAACATGGATTGTGAAATCAGGCGACCCGTTATTCCCTGAAGAGGTCGGTGCGTGGGCATACGCAGTTAAGGTAAACAATGAAGAGGTTTGGAATAAAGTGGTGAGCGGTGAGCTTACCGGGTTCAGTATGTATGGAACTGCGGAACGCATCGAAGAAGCCGATACCGAAAAAAATTTAGTTAAAAAATTTCTAACCGCATTTACAAAATTTTTCGAAAATAATATGGATAACAAATCAGCAACAGAACCCGTCAACGAAATTCAAATTATAAAGGATTTCAATTCACTTGCGGGGACACAGGAAATTCAGGACTATGTATGGACACTGTCCGATTCCATCCGCCAGGCTCTTAACGATGCCACAGTAACCGACAAGAAAGCACAGATACTTACTAATATAGATCAGTTCAAATCAAAAATTGATACGATTACAATCGCAAAGCAAATCATTAAAGAAGTTACCGACGAAAAGACCGGTGAAATTAAAGTAAGCAAAGCCGGAAAAGTTTTATCGGAAGCAAATCTTAAAAAGATACAGGCGGCAATAGATAATATGAACGCAGTACTTGCCGCTGCCGAAACCGCAAAATCAAAAAATCAAAATAAGGATACTGAAATGACACCAGAAGAAATCAAGAAACAGGTCGATGATGCAGTTACCGCTGCAGTCGACAAAATCACCAAAGAAAAAGATGAGGTGATTAAAGGTCTGAACGATAAAATTACTGAGCTCGAAAAGAAATCACCCGGCAGCCAGCAGGAAATAGAAAAAGAAGAGCCTAAGTCAAAAGCAGAAGTAAAGAAAAATCTCAACTGTGGTTTCCTGTTAGGTGGGCAATAATTTTAAAAGAAATTAATTTATAAATATTTAAAAATATTATTATGGACAATAAAGAAATAGAAGCCTTCGTGACAAAAGTTATGAAGGGTATGATTACAACCGGTGCAGGTGGTCAGGTTAATACTCAGCAGTTAGCTGCGTTTATCGAAACCACTATTGATATGTCCGGTTTTCTCAAGACCATATCCAACTACACGGATATTGTCAATCAGTTAGATCTTGATACGCTTGGAATCGGAACCGGAATTATCCGTGCAGGTGTAGAGGGGATTAACCCGGAAGAGCTTATTGGAATTACAAATTCCAAGAGAAGCCTTGCCCCAATTGAACTCTTAGTTCCTGTTGCTATTTCTTACGAATATTTGAGAAGAGCAATCGGAACAAACGGCGGCGCATTCAATCCCGATTCTGTCAATGCAGTCGAAGAAGCAATTACAAGAGCAATTGCAAAGCAGTTTGCAACTGACCTTGTCTCATTATTCTTCAACGGAGATAAAACATCTCAGGATAATTTCACAAAGAGTATCGATGGTATAATTGTGAAGGCAGCGGCAGATAATAATGTCAAAAAAGGAAACTATACCGATGCAGACCCTCTCGTTACAGTATTCAAAAAAATGCTCGTTGATTTACCTAAGAAATACAGGGATGACAAAGCGTCATTAAGGTACTATGTTTCTCCTGACACGGAACTTGCATACCGTGAATATCTTGCGAAGAGAAATACTCAGCTCGGAGATTCGATTCTCTTTAAAAATGAACCTGTGTATTATAATGGTATATTGATCGAACCGAATTTTGCAATGCCGGATAACAGAATGATTTTAACTAAACCCGAAAACTTTGCAGTAGGCTACGGCAGTACTATGTCAATCGACAGGGATAAAGACATTCTTGCAAGGAAAGTTGTAATAGTCTCTTCCTGTTATAATGACTTCAACTACCGTCTGTCTGAATTGATGGTTATGTATTCAAAGACAGTACAGGGATAGATAACAAAAATTAATTAACATACACCGAGATAAGTCTCGCACATATTCCTCCAGTATGTGCGAGACATTTAAAATAAAAAAGGATGCCCAATACAGATACAGATATTACTTACTTAGCTACTGCAGATAAAATCAAATCAGCAGGTAATCTTAAATTAAAAACCGATGACTTAATTACTCTATGGCTACCTGCGGCTCAACTTGATGTAGTAAAGCTAATCGGTCAGGCTAAATATGATGAGCTTGCTGCTCTCGAAGATACGGATATAAATAAAAAAATTGCCGCACTTGGCGAAGCAAATTTTTGCCTGGCGTATATGATGCCCGGTCTGAATAACGCAACCTCCGGAAACGGTATAACAAAGTCATCAGGAGTTGGCGATGGCAAAATAGAACTGCTTTCTGAAAATGATATTGAGAGCAAAGTTAATAAACACAGGAACGAAGCCGTGAGGCTTTTATCGGGGTTCGTAACGAAAGCGGACCCGGATTCTGAAAACAATCCAATGGTATTAAACGCAGGTTCAATTAAAATGGCTACACCATAATGCCCGATAATTTTGAAAATAATATTCCTGAACTAATAAAGAAGTCGGAAGCCGAAGCCGAAAAAACTTTAAGAGTGATATTACTAAAGTTACAAGCGGATGCGGTGAAGATTTTGCACGATAAGAAAGTGAATGTGACTGGCGAATTAGCAAGGAATATAAGAACACAAATAATAAAAGAAATCGGGAAAATGATAGGGGTAATTGGAGTAGGCGCAAATGTACCTTATGCAATATACAGACACGAAGGGACTAAACCTCACTTTCCGCCGCTTGAACCGATTCAGAAGTGGGTGATAAAAAGGGGAATGGTAAAAGGAAGCAGAGGAAAAGCATTGACATCCATAAGCGCGATAAAAGCAAGGAAGAGTTCAGATACACTCGAAGCACAGGTTAAGTCAATTGCATATTTAATAGCAAGAAAGATTGCAAAGAAAGGTACTGAAGGTCTTCCGTTCTTACAAATGGCAATGAATTTAAATCAGAGTTTTATAACAGAACAACTTAGCAAATTAAAATTAGCATAGTGGAAGCACAGGCGGCAATATTAAAAATTTTAGAAGATAATTCAGGCGAAGAAAAAAGGCTTGACTGGCTGAAACAAATATCAGTAAGTTCGATATTTTTTCCCATTGCAGATTTTCCTGCAGTATTGGTCGAAGACTCCGAACCTGCTTTTGAAACTTTTAATGATAACAATCAAAATTCCATTACATCTGAAAAACAGAATTTAACTGTATCTGTAATAATTGCTTCGGCAAATACTAACGAAGCCAATTTTGATACTGAAGATTATATGACGATTAAAACAGGTTTAAAATCAAAAGCAAATGCCGTTAAAGAATTACTATTAGAAAAACTTCCAGGGGTGTCCTGTATTTCAGGGGGCTCAATCGGTCCTGCTTCCATTAATGATATTGCAATTGAATCCGTGCCGGCAATGATTTTAACTATGCCGGTTTCAGTAAACATAATTATTTAAAAAAATGAAATGCACAAAATCAATATTACTCAGCGTTATAATCTTATTGGCTACTATCGGGGTCTTGCATTCGCAGCCAAATCCATACGTTGCCAGCAAGTGGGTCAAGACCACAGCCGATACAATCCGCCTGAGCAGGTACGCATTCGACGTGAAGCTGACAGTAGAGTTTGCCAGCAATTCACAGGATACCATTTTTATTAAAACTCAAAAGCGTGACACTACTTTTAATACTGAATTTTTCTCTGCAGTGAATAACTTCTCGATTAATTATGAAGGTACAAAATTTATATTAAAAGCAAACCGTGATAGCATTCTTGTGAAATACTATATAGGCGATATTGATCTGCACGGAATGAAAATAAATAAAAGCTTTGGCGCTGACACCTCGTTCATTGTGAATGCTGCTTTTAATATTTACCCTCCTTTAATAACCGCTAACCTTGAAGTGAATGATACCTGTAGTAGTTACGCATATAACGTACTCAATAGCTTAAGTATAGGGTCCTGGAGCGAGGTAAATATTGGTGCGGCATTTAAGTTTAGCATCATCTCAGATTCTGCTTTACAAATTAGTCCCGAACAGGATTTCAGTCACATCCATAATATAATAACCATTCCAGCGAAAACCCCATATTCGGCACTCGACTGGTGGGATGCGGGAGCGTTCAGTAATATGTACATAAGAAGTCAATACGGCGGGCTTGTCCGTTTTTATTTATCTATTAATGGGAGATAGTTTTTTGAACAAAAGATTTTTAATAATATTAATTTTCCTTTCCTTTATAAAAGCAAATGCTCAAGGTTATAAAGGATATGAATCCGGTTACAAAAATGTTACTTCAAGTTTTGTATTCGAACCCGAGGCATTGATATATTTTAGTAAGCTACCTGCAGATTATCCTTCGGTTTCAAAATATGCAATTAACTCGTTTATTTATTTTCTTAAAAATAATTTTTGCTCTGCTATTTATGATTCAACACAAATAACCGATACAACCCTGTGGGATGCTTTTGACCAAATAACTTTATATGGTAACTACGACACTGCAAGTTCGGTAGTTGACCTGAAGGGATATAAAAATGCGTTACTAGCTGGCGGCATAGGTTCCTCGCTTATTAAGTATAAAGGATTGATTCCGGCATCTAATAAATATATAAATCTTAAATATAATTTATCAACAGACCCGGTAAAGTTTCAAAGAACATTTGCAAGTATGTGCATATACAGCGACACAAATAATCCTGGCGGATTTGATGCAGGTGTGCAAGCCGGCTCATATTACTTTAATCCTATTATCCGTTTCAGCAACGGGAATATGTATTACAATGTGAACACAACCGCAAGCTATGTGAATACTACTAATTCTGATTCAAGAGGTTTCTACGGATTCTCTGCGTACGGCGGAAAAAATTGGCTTTATAAAAACGGAATATATGTGACAAGTTCAAACGTGACATTTGCAAGCTCTCTCCCAAATTACGAAGTCTATTTAGGCTGTGTAAATAATGGAGGCACTGCCTCGACATTCGCAGGTCGCAGATATTTTCTAAGCGGACTTAGCAGGGCATTCAACGGTAAAGATTGGAGACTGCTTAATCAGGCGGTTGACAGCTTAAAGCACAACATAACATCAGGACAGATTGTATGTGACGGCAACTCAATTACGCAGTGCCTGCTCGGATATAATTTAAGTTACCCGCATAAAATAGATTCACTCCTTCAGGGGTACATAGTTTATAATAAAGGCGTAGGTTCACGGTTAACCGAGACACAGATTCAAAACTTCACAACAAATGTACGCCCATTATATGATTCGAAGTACCGGAATAATATTTATATCCCAATGGAAGGCATCTGTAGTATGAATGCAGGCGCATCTGCAGACTCGGCATACAGGCTTATGAAAATCCTGTGCGACAGTGCAAGAGCGCAAGGATGGGAAGTGTGGGTTTGCACCTGTACTTCGTGGAACAACGAAGGCACTCACCGTCAGGCATATAACGATTCCCTAATAGCTAACTACAACAGATTTGCAACGGGTATTATCAGAGTAGATTTAAATGAATATATCGGAGCTACTGGTTCATATTCAAACACTCATTACTTTTATGACAATCTGCATTTAACAGAACTCGGCAATAGGATTTTAGCAAGTATAATTTTTAACGCAATAAGAAGATAAAAATTTTTTTAAATCAAATATAAAGGACAAATAAAATGTCTTCAACAATAGAAAAAAAGAACATCGAAATGGGCGGTGGAGATATGTATCTGCAAACCGTAGGCACAGCAGGTGACGGCACTGCAGTCGGAGCCAGCAGAAATGCTTCGATTGACATCAGTTCAAAAATATTATCAATTGAATGCGATCAGGCAACATACCCGATTGAACAAATGATAATAAAAAATGAATGCAAGGGAGAAATAGAGTTACTGGAGTCTTCCGTTAGAAATATGGTGCTTGCACTCGGAGGTGACCCGGATGATATAGTAGAAGATACTCAAAACCATAAATGGACTTACACAATTGGCGGTACACTTATGGCGCCTCCTGAATTTAAGCTTACGTACAAAATCCCCCGAATCAGGGACGATTCAAAATTTATCATCTTTACATTTTACAGAATCCAATCTTCCGGCGGATTGAAACTTACGTTCCAAAGAGAAAAAGAAAACACATTCAAGTTTTCTTTCACGGCACTTGCAGACCCGGCAAACGATAACAACGTCGGAACGATTGTAAAGGAAATGATTACAGGTGAATATGAAGTGCCTCCCGGTGATGCGCCAAACACTGAAGCTGCTAAGGTTGCCTCAATGCTCGAAAGTGAAACAAAAGTAAAAGAAAGCAAGACAAAATAAATTTATTTACCTGCCCCGAGAGCGGGGCAGGAAACTTTAATTAAAGGAGATAATATGAAATTCAGAAATGTATTTGCGCTGGTACTGATACTGCTGATTGGTTTTGCCTTTCAGCCTAAGTCTGTGCCGGCACAGCCATACACCTCTGCTAAGTACGTAAAGACCGCAGTCGATACGTTCACCGTGCCAGGTCTATCCGGAGTGGATAGAACGGGTATGATTACGAACGAATCAGACTCGGTTTATCTAAACGTATATTTTAGCAATGATACAGGCGCAAAACTTACAACGAGTTATGTAAGAATTCCCCCGAAAAAGAATTTATACTTTACTGAAAAAACTAAAAAAATATTCAGAAGTGCTTCGAGGGATAGCGTTTACTCTCAGATTATTTTAGGTAATACTACCATAGGACAGAATCTCGAATTGAATATAAATAAAGATTCTTACTGCGGTGACTTTGAAAAACCCGGGATAATTTTTACGGAGGCGGAATTAACCGGATTAAAATTCCCGATGACTATGGAAACTAAAAATGCCTACAGAGAAGAAAATACATATACAATGAAAAGGTATCTAAGCTCTGACCTGACATATAAGCGACTCTAAATAAAGGACAATCAAAACATTTTTAAACCATAATTAAACCAAGCGTAATGGATAAAGACATAGATATTGAAAGAGTAAAAGTTTCTGCACGATTAAAAGTTATAATCAGTACGACTGCCTCTTTAATACTAATCGTATTCACCGTTGCTATGGTTTACAGCGACCTGAATAATAAGGATGCAAAACTTGAAGAAAAAATTGATAAAAAAGTTGATAGAGAGGAATTTAACAAACAGAAATTTATCGATTCAGTCAAGAACAATGAAACAAACCGGAAGCTTGGTTTAATTATGGAATGGCTAAAAATTCCCGACTACGGTCAGGAACCAAAAAAATAATTTATAAACTTAATTTAAAACAGTATGCAAAAAACGACAATAGCAGGATTCATCACAGCCTTGGTTGGTATGTTCTTCGCCATTCTTAGCTTATGGGTACCAAGCATCAGTGCAGACCTTGTTGCTACGGTAACAACTATCGGCATAACAGTCGTTGCGATTTTTGCAGACCCGAATCAAATCAAAAGTGTAAGTGCAATGATTGCACTTATAATCGAAAAGGGAATATACCTGTTACAAGTCATCCTCAGTAAATTTTATCCTGAGATTGGTTGGACGGCAATATTACCTTTCCTGCAGCCGATTGCAATATTCGCATTTAGCTTTGTGATTCAGGACCCTAACAAAAGCGCAATTCAGCCAAGAGCACCTGCAACAAATTAAAGCAAATCAAAATTATATACTCTCGCTGCCGAACGCAGCGAGAGGTAAATTTTTAAAAAAAGGAATCAATTATGTATCCAGAAATAGTCCAAAATTATTTATCAAAAATCTGTACTTCGGAAAACTTCTTATCCGATAAAAGATGCAGTGACCCAAGCTTACTGTTACCAACATTCAAGTCAAAGATAGATTCTTTGATTGCAGAATATAAGCGCTCGCATAGCTCCACACCTGAATTTTTCGAAACATACCGTAGTAACAAACGTCAGGCGGATATGTTCAATACAGGTGCCTCTAATACCAAAACCAATGGTATGCATAATCTCGGAATAGCAGTTGACCTTGTTGGCAAGAACGAAAAAGGGAACTGGGACTGGAGCACTCTCAATTATGAATCAATCCGCAATATCGCCAAAGGTCTTGGTTTAACACTCCTGAATATGGAAGACTGCCATATCCAGTTTATTCCTGTTGCTCAGCAATCAATGCTCAGACGCGCAATATTCCAGGGTGTCAAAGATTTCCAGAAAGAGCACGGGCTAAAAGCAGACGGCATCGTTGGACCGGTAACCATCGAAGCTTTGAAGATTGCATATCTGCCCGGTTACGTACCGATAAAACAGGACGCATAATCAGGAGCCGATAATGAATAAAATAAAACAATATGCTCCGGTAATAATAACGGTAATTATATTTGTTGGGATTTTAATTGGTGGGTACTTCCTTGCGAAGTCCCACCCTGAAAAAGTACTCGAATTGCTCGGTGAATCATTAAGTAAATATACAACGGGCACACCGCTTGTAGTTTATAAGCAAACAGGGGCTTACCCTGCACCGACAATCGAGTATAGGGATAAACTTATTAAAATAAAACAGCCTTCGTTAATCGGAAGTGCATTCAGCCACTCTTCCAATCCCGATGTAGTTTATGAAGTCTCTTATGACTCGACCGATAACAAAACTTATGATTCTGTATTTGTGAAAGAAGTTGTAGAGAAACTTCCACAAACAGATGTAATGATATTGGTCGATAAATCAAAGGACGAACTTAACATCACAACAATAAACCAAAAAAGGAAGGTAGTAAGGAAATATTACTTTACAGGAATTAGCAACAGCTTCACCGCAATATCAGATACAAACTCGGTATTAGTAAATACCGATAACTTCGAGCTAAATGGAATTTCAGCTTATATAAATCTGCACTCTCCGTTTAACCTCGACAGCATCAAAGCCCCAAGGGTAAACGCTGGTATCGAAACAGGTATCACAGCGTTCAATCGTTTACGCATCGAGCCGGGTATTCAGTATAATTTTCTCGGCGGTAAATTCGATTTAAACAACTTTCAAATTAACTTAAAAACTTCTTATAAAATTAAATTATAAAAAAATGTCAGAAATTAGAACACTTGTAATCGGAGAAAAAACTTTTACATCAGTAGTGCCTTCATTCGCTAAATGCGAAGAATTAAAAAAGAAACACAAAGTTGACTTACTGCTTGGTATGACACAGGAGCAGGTGGAAAATTATGATTTCTCCAAAGCCCCCGAATTAATGGCGGATATGCTAATCGAAATTGATGGGAAAACGAAAGTCTCCAAGAAAGAACTAACCGACGAGCAGAGGAAGGAACTCGTAAAGTACTTTTATGAAAATGCAGGCTTAATTGAATTTACGGAGGCTCTGCGTTTTTTCAGGAGATTGTCGAAAAAAGCATAAGGCGTTTTTTCGATAAGGAAAATACTCAATATGATAAAGATGAAAAGCCTTTTGAATTTAATTACAAAGAAATGTCAGCTTACCTCGCTGACTATGACCCTGTAAGGCTCGATAAGATTTACAATGAAACTGAAATCGGATACGGATTATATGCCTATAAGTGCAAGCGCGAAAATGACAATAAGAAAACATCAGATAATATTACACTGCAATATAAATTAGCCTTTATGCAGATGGACTGGATAGCTAAATGTTTCACCGGAACGAATCCGGAATTATCAAAAAGTTACGAATCAAAAATTAAAGAAGTTGAATTACCTGCAGACAATAAGCCAAAAGCAAGAACACAGAAAGATGAAGACAATATGCTTGCAGCATTTGAGTCAGCAGGGATAAAAGTAAAAAATAAAACTTAATGGCAGATACATTCGGCAAAGCACGGCTCGAATTAACAGTAGATCTTGAGAAGTTTAAAGCTGATTTAAATCAGGCTCTCTCGATGTCTAATTCTGTCATTAATGATTTAAAATCCGGAATGAGTATCGATGCAGGTAAGCTTGATTTTTCCGCGTTGAAAACCTCGCTTGAATCCATTGACAAAACCGCTAAAAGCACATCAGAAGAAATCCATACTCTTGGTGAAAAGGGAACCGACTCCATAAGCAAGCTTATGAAGTTTCAACTTGTACAGGGAACTCTTGACGGAGTGAAACAGGCATTTATGTCTGTAAAAGAATCCGTGATGGATTCTACGCAGGAATATGCTGCATCGGAATTATCAGTTGAGAAACTACGTGGTGGTCTTGATAGGCTCGGTTCCGGAGATTACTTTAGCAGGCTATTACAGCAATCAGAAGAGCTTCATAAAATAACGCCCTTTGATGACGATGACATAACTAATATGCAGGCTATGCTGACCACGTTCGGAGCTACAGGTGATCAGATAGAGGCACTCACTCCTAAAATGCTCGACGTTGCCTCTGCGTTCGCTCAGGGCAGCGATACTGGTATGAGCCTGACTCAGACAGCCATAATGATTGGTAAGGCTACAGGAGCCGATATGGTGGCTGCTATGCAGCGTGTAGGCGTTATAATGTCCGATACTCAGAAAGCTATGTTCGAAGCGGCTTCCGGTATGGACAGAATTAACATTCTGTCTCAAATCCTTACCCAAAATAGTAATATCACCGCAGAAGCTTTTGGCAAAACACTTGCCGGTCAGATTAAAATTTCCGATAACGCTTTTAAAGATATGAAGGAAACTATCGGAAAAGCTTTTGCACCTGTAGTTAGGGAAGCATTGGCAATTGTTCAGCAGGTATCGGATTTATTCCAAAAATTACCTCCAGACCTTCAAGCCGCAGCGGGTGCTCTGATAGTTGTTACAGCTGCAGCAACGGCATTGATTCCGGTACTTGTTGCTCTCGACGTTGAACTTGCAGGCATCCCTCTTATCATAGGCGCAGTAGTGGCAGGTATCGGTGTATTATATGAAGTGCTTACTAATATGGAAGCCATCGAAAGCTTTGTAACAGAATTAGTTGGCGGTGAAGATGTTATTAACGAATTCAAAGAGGTTGTTTCTGAATTATGGGACGAGCTTAAAGATCTATGGGATGTTGTTTCAAATGAATTATCAGTTGCGTTCGAGGATATAAAGGAACAGGCTATTGACGTATGGAACTCATTTACGGATTTATTCGGTGGGTCGGAAAATTTGCTTAGTATACTCAAAACAATGGGCAAGGATGGTCTCTTATACATTAAGGATATTATACTAACCGTTATTGATGCAATGTCAAGAATCATCAGAACTATTTCCGATACGGTCGAATCGAATAATAAATGGCTTGGCAGTACGAATAAAGCAGGTGAAGGACTTAGTAGTCTAAAAATATTAGTTGACGGTGCAGTTAACGGAATCACTATTATGATTGAAGTTGTATCCCGTGCAACACAGGTTATGTTCGGGCTTTATAATGCACTCGTCGGGCTTGGCGGTTTAAACGTATATGATTTAATATTTAACAAAGCTAAATTTGACCAAAATCTTGATAAGTTTAAACTTGGAATTGAACAGGTAAAAGATGCATTTAGTAAAAGCGTAAAGGATAAATCAGGTATTGAAATTCTTCCGGTTTACGGTCCTACTTTAGACCATCCAATACCCGGGCAAATCAAAGAAGAAAAAAAGACAGGAGAGTCACCCTCTGGAAAAACTAAAGGTTCAGGTAGCGAAAAGACAACGGACCCGTACAAAGAAGAAAATGAATCGCTGAAAAATTTAATAGCTGATTTTGAACATTTATTAAAATTAAAAGATGACGAAATTAAGCGTGGTGAAGCTACCCTTGCAGATAGGAATGAGATTGTAGACTCCTATCTTAAAGAACTTAACCTGGTGCAAGAAGGTCTGCAAAACAAAGACAATCAAACCAAAGTATCTGAAAAGATTTCCGAATTAATGACATCGCAGTTCGAGCAGATTAAGAAATCCGGTGAAGAGCAGAAAAAACTTGTAGATGATGTAGATAAATTCATAGATAAACGAACCGAGAAAACTTTACAGGGTGCAGCAAAAGAAACTTCTGAAATCGAAATCGCTTATCGTACTATGTATGATAAAATTGATAAAGCTTCGATTGAAATTTCCGAAAAAGAAATGCTCCGCAAACAGCTTGATATTAAAAAGGAAGAGGAACTGAAATTAAGTGCTAAGAAGTTTGATGACCAACTTAACACCGAGTTGAAAACGGCTATGATGAAGAATTCGGAAGAGACGTACAATCTTGAAATATTTAATATTAACAATAAATACAACAAAGAGAAAGAAAGGATTTTACAAACATATAAAGACGGCGACCAACGTTCCTTATTACTACACCAAAACGAATTATCTCGCATTAAAGAATTAGAAAGAGTGCACACCGAAGGACAACTAAATATATTGAATTTAATAAACTCGGGTTTTGGTGCATCAGCTAATTCAATAAAAACTGAATTTAAAAACGTATGGGTCGAAGTATTTGGAGAGGCACATTCATTATTTCAAATATTTATTCAAGAAGTATATAACGCATTAATTGAACTGGCTGCGACATCGTTGTTCAAATTCCTTTTAAATACTCTTTCAGGTGGATTATTTGGCGGTACGGAATCAGCAGGAAGAGCATTTGCAACAGGTACAAGCTGGACCGGTGACGGTAGAGAAGATGAACTTGCGGGGTTTGTACATCACAGAGAAGCTGTTATGAATTCTCTTGGTGCTCAATATCCATTTAACAGGGCATTAGTAGGGCTTGCAAATCAGGGGTATGATTTAAGTAAGTTTTTACCTACTGAGACAACTTTTTCATTGCCTTCCGTTCAGATGCCAGATTTACCGGCAGCATCATCTTCAAGAAATATTACAATAAATTTTGATTTTAGTAATATGAGTTTACCAATTCAGACTCTTGATATTAATTCGGCTGAATTCGATAAAACAATAGATGAACAATTAGTACCTGCGTTTTCAGAAGCATTGCATAGAATAGGTAAAACAGTTTTAGATAATCAAATATCAAAATAATATGTTAACAAAAAAATTATTTTTAGCTTTAACAATACTGATACTGCTGTTTGTAGACTTAGCACGCTCTCAGTATGACCCGCCTATTGGCAGGACAACTTATTATTTACTCCGTATGTGGGGAGAAGGCGACAGACCGGGTGCAGATTCCGTCAACCGGAATTTAATAGATATTGATCTATACCTTCATAATATTAACACCCGGATAACGAGCGTTGAAACCAAAACAAATGATTCTTTAACCGTTCATAGGTTGGTAATCAGTTCTCTCCGAAACGAATTTGATAATGTTGCTACCATCGTTTCATATTTAGATGACTCCTCCACTGTGTTTTCAAATTCAATAAAGCAATTAAAAGATACATTATATAACCGAGTTCCAAGGCTTAGCACAAGCAATGCATTTACCGGCAATAACTCATTTACATATTTTACTATCAAAGATAACGGGAATAATTCGTTACTTACGTTTAACCCGGCGGCGTTGCACAGCTCTATTATTAAATCGAATAGTGATACTTTGCTTGTCGCTTATGAAAACACAAATACAGCTTACGGAACCTGGAATTTTAAAAATATGATGGAGAATAATTTAACGGGTCATCTTGTAAGCTCGTTTGGCACTACTGTTGAAACAGGGTTATGGGTTGCCACAGAGCAGAACGGACAGGCAACAACTCAGCTTAGAGCAGTACCTATTACAATTAACGGCGTAACAGTTTATATATTATATTTTAACCCAAATTAA